TAAGCCCCTCAGCAGCCCGCTGGCAGGGGCTTTTCTTTTGCCTCAAACCACCACGGCGAACCGAAAACGACGCAGCAGCGAGGCGCAACGGCGCGAAAATCGGCGCAGATAATACCGACCCTATCCCACCCCTCAGCGCGCGCTCATTCCCCCGCCTCGCCCGCACGCAGAAACCCCGCTTTTTTGTGCAAATGTGCAGACCACCGGAAGGCCCGCCCCGTCTGGTCTGCACTGACAATACGAATGCCGAAATTTTTGTGCATTTACATGCAATTTTTTGCATTGTTTTTGACGCAATAAAAAAGGGCTTTGTTAGCCCTTAATTTTTTATCTTCCCCACTCCCGATCAGGAAGCCGATCTTTGAAGGCAAGGTAATCGTAAAACTCACGAGTATGGGAAAAAATACATTCGCACATTGCAGCGCCTGCGTTTGAAAGAGCCAATTTCAACATGCCGTCAGGTTTAGGATTACTCACCAAATTTTCATAAACTTGAGCCTGATCTGTACCGTGGACACATAGCAAAAGTGACGACTCAAATGTAACAACGGCATCCAATAAGCGCTGATGCACTACGGCAAGGGCTGGTTGGTTTGCAACAATTGCATTCAAACAGCGGCGATCACCTGTCATGAAGATGGCTTCCGGGTTCTCTATGCACGATGCAAGCAATAGCTGTTCGCCTACATCAATTCCGGGCACACTCCCCAAAAGCTCAATAAGCTGTGAGTCCTGAACTTCCGGGATATCCTGCACAGATTCGATGAAGGCACCCACCTGCTCGTAAACAACCTGACTACCACACTTCCTGATTGCTTTATCAGGATTTCTTGGCAGAAGCTGAAAACGAGCAGCAGGGTTAATGAAGATCTGTTCGGGGGGTTGATTAAAAACCACTGGCAGTTGTGATAACAGATTGCACTGGGCCAGCTTCAAAATGACATCATTGTCAGAAAGAACAATCACTTATTATTCCCCGATTAGATTTTCTAAAACCTTAAGATCATCTTCGTGAATATTTTCTAAATCCATCCCGCTTTTCATCATGGCCCTCACAAAATCCTGATCTGAGTCTTCACCAGCGCAGAGTGATTTAACAGCGTTAACAGCAACGCCCCAGCAGTTCTGCGCGAAACCATAATTTAAAGCGATGTGAGTTGGGTCAATGTGATTATCACTTCCAAACTTTTGAGCCGCGCGAGCCAAGCCTGGCCCATTCAACCTGCCAGCGGTAGGAACGATACGTAAAGACTTCTGCCCCGAAATGACCTGGAAGGCGAACTCGTTGGCTTCTTTCTCTACGTTGTCCGTCGAAGCATTCTCAATTTTTGCATCAATATGGCACTGCCCGTTTTCTGCGTTCAGATGCCCTCTGGCGATATGGCCTAACTCATGCGCGAGATCAAACAGCATATAGCCGTATTTCTGAGGCTGAGTAAGAACAATCACCGGGCGCCCGTGACTCATTAGCGCCAGCCCGGCCATTTTTTTGGCAGCTTGAGGGAAGCATTTTAGATAAACAACAGGAATGCCAATCGAATGACAGTATGTTACCAGGCTATCTAGCGACACCCATGATTCCTTAGTAAGAATCTGGGTTCGTATCGCCAAAGGATCCAGCACTGCACTGGCATCGTAAGGGACTTTGAAATTAGACGCGACAATACCGGCCGCAGTATAGGCAACAGCAGTAGCGATATCTAAATCGTTCTCGGCTACATTTTGGCGATGTTTATATTTATGGTTTCCACCAAAGTTAAAGCATACCCCTTCGCTACCATCTTTCAGGCTATCCGGGAGAATGCTAAACATACGCGCAAGGTGCAGGCACGCATACTGGCGCCCTGATGGGGTGTCAGCAAGCTTCTCATCCCACCAGTCAGGCAACAACCTGCGGATGTAAGAGAGATTAAACCCGGCCCGGCCGAATTTAGAATATATCTGACTCATCTGATTATGGTTCGTCATAAGAGCCTCCTAACTGCGTGTGTAAGCGAAATGCCATTTATTATTAGCTTAGTTATGACACAAAAGCGCGCACACTATAAGCAGAAAACGGCGAAAGTCATAACTATTTCGGTTGTGCGGAAAATGGGTAATTGCTTCTTAGAGCGGCTTATATCGGCTTAGTTCCGCGAAAATGCTGCTTTCATCCTGTTCATAAGATCGCTTGTTTTTTGCTTCGCCGCCATCACTTGCGAAGGCAGCTTATCCAGCCCCGACGCGGCGCGGTTGCGCGATACCAGCCGCCCGTCCTGCACGGTCATAACAAGATCGCCGCACGCCACTGACGCACCGGCCATCATCGATCTGACCATTCCGGCGCTGGCATCAATCCCACGTAGCGCCAGCAGTTCACTGATCTGCTGCTCTTTCACGGATAGCCCGACCCCGTCTTCCCGTTCCGGTGGCTGCGTTTTCCGCTTGGCGCGTACATCGTCACTTAACCGCTGCGCCAGTTCCCGCTTTTCTTGCCGTGAAAGAGCATCAAAATTCACCGTCTCGCCCACTTCGTGATCGGCATGTTCAAGACCGTCTGCACCTGTCGCGGGATCCCGCGTACAGTTATTGACAGAACTCCGAGGGGCGGCGCTGCCGCCTGAAAAACCAACGTCAACGGCCACACCGTCAGCGCTCTGGCGCTTCGGCACAATTTTGTATTGAGTGGTGCGGGTGAAGATCAAAGAGTCATTGCCCGTAATCGGGCAGTAAATACCAGTGATTCGCTGGATGTTATCGCCGTAGGCGTTGCCGTTTTCAGTGGTTTCATAGTTCAGACGGATGCGCAGCTTATCGCGCTCAACCAACGGACCACCCTGGGCTAATACGTAGTTATCCCATTCGCCACCGTTAGCGGCCTGCCGGGCGGTTTCCAGTTCAGGGTGCAACACCAGTTCGCGATCGCCCAGGCGGCGAAGTTCCCGATATACCGTGACCGGCGCACCGCCGATCTGCTGAAACTGGCGAATAGCCCAGCGCGATGCCCACGCGCTAACGCGGAGTGACATTTCTTTCAGGTCTTCCCCGGTTTCGTCGTCCTTCTCACCATCCAGCGCGAAGCCGTCGATATTCTTCGAAATGTATTTCGCTATGTAGCCGGTTGCGCTGCCGTGGGCATCGTCGATCGGCACAACCTGAAAGCGGTTTTCCTGCGCTCCCGGTTCGTTGCCGTCTTCTTTCAGGGCATATTTACGGAAGATTTCGCGCGCCTGCTCGACGCATTCCGGGCGCATAAAAAGAAGTAAATGCCAGTGGGGCGTTGCATCGTGGTGCGGTTCGACCACGCGGAAACCAAAGACGCGGATCCCTTTTCTCTTCCAAGCTGCGCGGGTTCTCGCCCAGACTTTGCAAAGATATTGCTGCGTCTCGCGCGGCGACGCGCCACAGTATTTATTATTGCGGCGCCCGTTATGCTGCATGGAGTGGTAACGGGAAGGTGCTGTCAGCGTGTAGAAATCACCGGCCAACCCTTCCAGCTTCGCCAGATCTTCAAAGCCGCGCATTCTCGTCATGAGTTCGCGGCGACGGTTGGCCGGATTGGCAACACTGCCGGCGACTTTATCGATCAGTGAAATGCGCTCGCCCGTGTCCTGGTCTTCCAGTTCCATAGCCTTGAGGTATTCACGGTTAGCCTTTTTCTGGGCCAGCCATTCCGTAAGGCACGGGGCGCTACTGTATGGGGAAGATTTTTTCTGGACGTATCCCGCTGCGATCATCAAATGCTCACGCCACCGGGCATGGATACGGCGCAGGCGGTTTAACCACCACAGCGGTGACTCAAGACGGAGAACCGCGCGTAACGCGTCCTCCGCTTCAAGTTCTTCATTGCAATATGCTGTCCAACCTGGGATCGGCGTTTTCATATGCACCGCCAGCGACGCAATACGGCCATAGCCAGAAAGCGCCGCGAACTCAGGATCGCCGGTGCGCGCCAACTGGTGATCGGACTCGCGTATAAACTCGCTCGTAAAGATATCAGCAAGCGTATAAGCCAGTCTTTTTAACTCTTTTTTCCCTGCCCAAAGCATACGGAAAAGCTGATCGCGGATTGGTAGCAGAATGCCGGGCATCACAGTGTCAGGCTGGTAAACACTGTTCACGCTATCAATTCGCGTTAATACGTGGCGCTCAAAGGTATTAACCAGCCAGAGATCTGCCGCTTTACGGTCTTTCGCGTCCAGCGCATCCAGCTTCGCGGCAAAGTGACGGCGGATATACTGCGGAAGAGAAGCCAGACGGCGACGCAGCAGCTTACTGCGTTCCGGCTTTTCGTCTTCCGCTACCAGTTCACTGAACGCAATATGCTTACGCGTGCCGTCCGGCGTGAGATAGTCGAAACCATCCAGCCCCGGCGCTACATCAACGCCAATCGGCTGGTATGGTTTGTTCCCGCCATAAGCGTAAGGGATAGCATTGTCAGCGCTACCCGGATACGGTGGAAGTGGAGAGGGCGCGCGACGGCCACGGGTTACGGCGGTCATTACGCCCCCGTGAACCGATCGATCGTCTGGTGCTGGATCTTCAACCCCAGCTTTTGAGCTAACGCGTATTCTGCTCTTGCCCCGGCAGACTGCTGCCAGCCATCCAGCAAGAAGATCTCGTCAGCACAACGCAACATGGCGAAGCAAATATCCATGTATTCCGCCTGCTCTAATCCATCCGGCAAAATCGCCGGATTAAGGGCAACGTTTCCGCGTCGCACTACGTGCCCGGCTGCACGGTTAAATGCCTGCCGATTGAATCCAAGCAAACCGCTCATCGGGCCAGCGATATAGATTTTTGCCATTAAAAAGCCTCCAGATCGTCAAACGTGCCCGCCGCAACCATCGCGTTGTAAGTCGCATCACCCATCACGGCGCCACAATCAGGGCAACCCCCGCCGTAACGCCCGCAGCAGCCGCAGACAGGCAGCACGCCGATCACTTCTTTGGCCTTCTGTCGGTTGTCTTTGTCAGTGCTGACGGAACGTTGCACGCTGATTTCGTGCATCTTGAAGGGCTGATAAATCGCGCGGGTGGCTTCGGTGTCGCTGTTGGAAATGACGACCTTCACGCCATGCTTACGGTTAACTTCCAGCAGTGCCTGGACTAACTGGCGGTGGTTGTCTTCCGTGAATGGTTCGGTGTGGTATTGGGTAAAATCGGCTGTTTTGCTTTCAGGCAGGTAAGGCGGATCGCAGTAAACGAGAACATCGCCACCCGTGACGACCTGTAGAGAACGCTGGAACGGCGCGCAAAGAAATATTGCCTTTGTATCGTTGGCCTTTTCGGCAAACAGGCGGATTTCATTTTCTGGAAAGTAGACGCTCTTATACTTGCCAAACGGCACGTTAAAGCCGGTCTTCCGGCTGTATCGGCATAAGCCGTTATAACCGTGGCGATTCAGATACAGGAATTGAGCAGCGCGCATAATGCACGCCATTTCAGCGCCATAACGCAACCCACCGCTTTTTACCGTACCCACCTGCTTATTGAACGCGGCGCGGACTTCGTTGTATCCCTGCGGGCTGTTCTTACTGTTGAACAGTTCGCGGGCCGCATCGATCACTAAGTCCGGGTAACGGGTGACTTCCCGATACAGGTTAATAAGATCCGGGTTGATATCAGCCAGCACATAGCGGCGGTATTCAGTCGCCAGAAATACCGATGCGCCGCCTACGAACGGTTCGATCAGGCAGTCGGCTTTAGGAAGATGCGGCAGCAGGTCAGGGAGGGCACGGGTTTTACCCCCTGCCCATTTGATGAACGGGCGGATCATTTTACAGGACTCCGTAAGGGGAAGATGGAACAGCCGGACGCTGCAACGCCGTGGTAAGGCGCTGGCGCATGTCGTCGATAAAGCAGGAAACAGAGGGATCGTCAGAAGAAAGGGTTAACTCACCATCGCGGCGAGTTTTAATCGTCAGCCCTTCACGCTCAACAGCAGGTAAGAGAACGTGCAAGATGAAGTTATATTGATCGCGTTTAGTCATGATTCGAAGCCTCAGAAATTGCCGGGTTTCCCCGGCAATCTGTTACTGGTGATCCGCTGATTGGTTAGCTGACTTGAGGGCAGGCCAGACAAGGAGAAGAAGAGCGCCAACGAAGAAGGCGTCGCCAATCACCGAAAGCAGGTAGCTGGTGAAATCCACTGCTACGACCATGAAGGCCAACAGCAGGGCCAGCGCCGGACGTAGTGAATCCAGCACGCGCAGCATCAGAGATAATCCTCAACACGCAGCCCCAGACGGCGCCCGACCTCTTCCAGCACCTTCTGTTCTTCTGGTTCGATCTGGCCGTCCGCTTCGGCGATAGTCAGCATGTTGACGAAGACTTCTTCGGCTTCTTTCGGATCGTTTTTGATGTCGTCGATTTCGCGCAAAATGTTCATGCGGCCAACGCGGAAGCCAGCTTCAAGCTGTTCCGTATAGCGGTTGATGGTGGATGTAATTTCATTGCCGAAATGCGCAAGGCGCGGGTTAGAGCGGATAAGCTGATCCAGCTTGCTGGTTTCTTCTTTTTCGATCTCGCCATCGGCGGCAGATACCAAAAGACAACCGCCGACAATAGCTTCCATAAGATCGCGATTTTCCACTTTCTTAAGTTCAACTTTTGCCGCTGCTACTTTTTTTCCAAACAGTTTATTAAACATGCTATTTATCCTTTTTAGGATGAGTGAAAGCGCCATCACTTAATTAAGTGACGACAGTGAAGACTGTTTTTTAATTACTATTTAACTGACGTTGTTAGCCGATTAAATCTCTCAAAGAATTAACAAGGTTAAAAAGCAATCCTTTGTTTATCTTCTTCGTATAAACAAAGGACTTACTCATTCCCTTAATAAA